CAAGAAGAACGCAACGACGAAAAGCTGGACAAGGCGGTTAAGGGTATGTGCAAGGCTTACGATGCGATGGAACGGTGGGCGGTAGCCAACAACGTGTCAGAACCGCCCAATCTGCGACATATTGAGCACCAGCAGGCAGATGGTACTGTTTTCGTTATCGTGCCAGATGAGGCCTCTAAACGGCTTTACTGCCAGCAGTGGCCTGGGACAACGGACAGGGAAGTCTGGACGGCAGCAGAGATTGCGATAATCGTGGCACGCCAAGCAGATGGCAAAATCAGCGAGATCAAGCGACAATGGCCTGATAGCAAACTGGTTAAGGTCGGTGGGCCTAGCGGGTTTGAGGATATGGTCAACGACCTGGATATGACGACACCAAGCAAACTGCCCAAGCTGTTCGACACTAAAGCGTTTGTACGGTGATGGGTAATAGGTAATGGCTATCGGAACTCGGACGGCGATAGGCAATAACATTTGGCTATGGCAACGGATTGCGGAAAATGGGCAATGGGCGGCATTTAATGCTGCTTAAAGCGCTTTTCGCGCACATTTTGGCGAATTACGCACACGCACAGGGGTAATCAATGAAGACAATGGCTGAAAAGATGACAAAAACAGGTGCAATCATGGGCAGGCCGGTGAAATGGCCGCCGGAACATCCAGTTTGGCTCGAAATCATTGACCAGGTATCGGCTGGCAAAGCGTTGTCAACGGTGCTGCGTGAGCCAAGCTATCCAACCTGGTCGAACTTTCAGGCGATGGTGTCGCAGGATGCCAAGCTGGCTGCAGCCTACGAGAAGGCGGTACAAGACCGCGCAGACCGGCTGGCTGACGAGATACTGCAACTGTCGGACGAACCCATGCCAGAGCATCTAGAAGGCGCTATGGCTTCTGCCTGGGTGCAGCAGAAGCGGATGCAAGTGGATGCGCGTAAGTGGATCGCGTCCAAGCTCAAGCCTAGGACTTACGGTGACCGCATTGATATGACGGTGAGGGACGAGCGCATCAGCGTGATCGACGCGCTCGAGGCAGCCAAGGCACGGGTGCTGACGCTGGACAACGTGACCGATGTGGTTGCGCGTCCTGTTGATAACCCTCTCTGATTCGGTTCTACTTTATACGACGGACGTTATGTTAAGTTGTTTGGCCTGTGCAGTACCTGTGGATAACCCTACCCGCCGGCCTTGTCCGCTGGCCCTGCCGCGCCCGACCCCCCCCCCGGGTAGGGCCGGCGGCAAATGGCCACGGAAACGGTGCGTCCACGCACAATTTTTTATTTTATAAAACTGTGGTAAAAACACACCTATGCCCGTCTACACAAACGCACTAGCCCCGCAACCGAGCAACAGCTTGGCTTACCCTGGTGGCATTGGTAAGCGTGGCGGCTCATTAGATTCGTTTGTGCCGTTGGACTACAGCAGATTGGCGGCGGGTCAGTTTAGGCAGGACACGCCACAGATGCGCGAGTATGCGGCTAATGTGCCCCTTGATGTATTGCGTGGCAGATTTGCGGGAATGTTGGGTTTTCCGAGTGATGTTTTGAACATGGTAAGAACACCATTGCCGATGGAGATGTTTGGTCAGACGGATTACGAGCAGCCAACACAAGTGCCGTATGGGACTGAGCAGTTGCTAAAGACTTTGCCGTTAGCGCCAGCAGCCGACAACCCGTTGGGCCAAGCTGCTAATCGGGTTGGTTCATTTGTACCGATAACACCAATGGAGGCATTGCAAGCGGCTAGGGTTGCTAGGCAGGCGGCAATGGCAACAGGGCGGTTTGTGGCGCCTAAAGCTGGGCAGTTGGCTGAGGGTTATATGCAGCGCATGGGCATGATGCCGAGCATTGTGCCTGTTGAGGGTGCTAGTGTGGCTAGCGTAAATCAATTACCGCAGGCTTTGATAAGGCCAAAGGCAGAGGTATCACCGCTAGGTTTTTACAGTGCGGTGGAGCAGCAGTCATTGAACCTTCCTCGCAAGTCTGGTACTGGTGCATCTTTTATTAATGATCTTATGAAGGGTCAAGATGTTAAGAAGTACGAAATAGAGGCTATGGGGTTAGATGAGTTTTTGAAGGATAAGCCAAATGTGACCCGCCAAGAGGTGCAAGACTTTATCCAGAGAAATCGGGTTAATGTGCAGGAGAAACAGTTAGGTGGTGCTATTACGGAAGACCCAGTAGGCATAGCCAAACGCAAAGAGATTTTTGACAAGTATGAGCCGCAGATACAGTCTTTGTACAAAGAAATGGATAATCCTAGTTATGTTTTAGTTGATAGACAAGTTAACCCAGGAGAATACCAACGTGGTGTTATATTGCAAAATAGAGTGTTTAGAGGAGAGTCAGTAACTGCACAAGAGCTAGCTGAATTAGAAGATATTACCAATAGGTTTAAAGGAAAAACGGTTAAAGAATTTTCTAATGACAATGAAGCAAGGAGTTTTTATTTAGGGATGAGTCAAGATGAAAGACTCAGACATTCCATCATGCCTAAAAGAAATGCAACGCAACTTCAAACTCAAATAAATGAAATACAAGATTTAAGAGATGCAGAAGCTAATGCGGCGTATGTAGTGCCAGAACCAACACGAACCAAATACGAGCGTTTTACGCTACCAGGTGGTGACAACTATCGTGAGATATTGTTGACTACGCCCGTTCGCGGGAAGTCTGAGTTAGATGTTGCTCAAATAGCGGCGGGTGACTTGAGGCGGCAAACTGCTGATTTAATGGAGAAGTGGAAAGCAGCAAGCGAGTTAAACCCTGGCGATCCAAGCGTAGTTGCTTTGTATCAAAGAGTTGCGGATTCCAGAAGGCTTAGAGATCAAGCTGAAACTAAAGCACAAGAGTTAAAAAATCAAATTGGATCGCAAACATACCAATCATCCCACTTTAACGAACCCAACGTCTTAGCCCACATGAGGGTTAATGACCGCATTGATGCTGATGGTAAGAAGATGCTGTTGATTGAAGAGGTGCAGTCCGATTGGCATCAAGCTGGGCGGGAGAAGGGGTATGGGCCTAAATTTGAAGAGCAGTACAGGGCTTATTACACAACACCAGACGGACAACAGGTTGATATAGGTTTTGGCAAAACACCAGAGGAAGTTGGGAAAATGACTCAAGCGGCTGGATGGAACACAATGCCTGTAAAAATTGAAACAGAAAAAACTGTTAGAAAAGTAGGTGAAGGCGTCCCTGACGCCCCCTTCAAGGACACTTGGCATCAGCTTGCGTTAAAGAGAGCAATTAAGGAAGCTGTGGACAAGGGTTACGACAGGATTGGATTGACAACGGGTAAGCAGCAAGCAGAGCGTTATGACTTGAGCAAACAGATCAGCAAGGTTTATTACAGTCCCCCTGATTCAAAACAAGCAAACAAGTTTGGCACGGTGTTCAAGGCTTTTGACAGTCGCGGTCATGAAATTATCAACAAGTCTGTGACGCCTGAAGAACTTCCAGGAATTGTTGGTAAGGAGGTTGCTCAAAAGTTACTTAATGCAGAAAGCAACAGCATGGGCGTTAAAGCACTTGAGGGCATTGATCTTTCGGTCGGCGGCGAGGGCATGAAGAAATACTACGATGAGGTTTACCCTGCTTTCCTCGAAAAACAAGGTAAGAAGTACGGTGCAAAAGTGGGTGAAACAGAAATCAAAACGGGACAACGAGTACAACTTTTCGGTGTTGGCAAACTTAAAACTGGTAACGAAAAAGTACGCTACCTTGACATTACCCCAGAGATGCGTAAAGCAGTTAAAGAAGGTCAGCCATTGGCATCAATGCAAAACGAACTTGCCAATCAAATGGCTTAACTATGCAACTGCCCATTTACCGAGGTGAAGAGGAACAGAAGCTGATGACCGAGTTATGGTCACCGGCTGTTGCGGATGACTTGGAAGCGTTCGTGATGTACGCTTTCCCTTGGGGTGTGAAGAACACGCCGTTGGCGAGGTTCACAGGCCCGAGGAAGTGGCAGCGGGAGGTTTTGCGGGATGTGACTGAGCACATTAAGGCGCAGCAGGGCAAGGTTAACTTTGACACTATTAGGGAAGCAGTATCCAGCGGACGAGGCATTGGCAAGTCAGCGCTTGTTAGTTGGCTGGTTCTTTGGATGCTGACCACCCGCATAGGCGGATCGGTAGTGGTTAGCGCGAACAGCGAGAATCAGTTGAGGTCGGTGACCTGGGCAGAGTTGACCAAGTGGTCAGCGATGCTGATTAACTCGCACTGGTGGGAGATTAGCGCGACCAAGCTGGTGCCTGCCAAGTGGTTGACGGACATTGTTGAGAAGGACTTGAAGAAGGGCACCAGGTACTGGGCTTGCGAGGGCAAGCTGTGGTCGGAGGAGAATCCTGACAGTTACGCTGGTGTGCATAACCAGGACGGCATGATGCTGATCTTTGATGAGTCTAGCGGCATACCAGATGCGATCTGGGACGTTGGCACAGGATTCTTTACCGAGAACACGCCTGACAGGTATTGGTTTGCGTTCTCCAACCCGCGCAGAAACAGCGGGTACTTTTTTGAGTGCTTTAACGCCAAGAGGGCGTTTTGGAAGTCGCGGGTGGTGGACGCTAGGACGGTGGAGGATACCGATAAGGCGGTGTACGAGCAGATTATTGCTGAGTATGGCGAGAATTCCAGCCAGGCCAAGATTGAGGTTTACGGCGAGTTCCCTTTGGCTGGGGAAGACCAGTTTATTGGGCCGACGTTGGTTGATGATGCCATGAAGAGGCCCAAGTACAAGGATATGACAGCTCCCATTATTGTGGGGGTTGACCCTGCTAGGGGTGGCGCCGATGCGACTGTGATTGTGGTTAGGCAGGGGCGCGACCTGGTGGCCATCAAGCGTTACCAGGGTGAAGATACTATGACCATAGTGGGCAGGGTGATTGAGGCCATTGAGGAATACAAGCCGACCTTGACGGTGATTGACGAGGGAGGGCTGGGGTACGGGATACTTGACCGGCTGACCGAGCAGCGGTATAAAGTTCGAGGGATTAACTTTGGCAATAAGGCCAAGCACCCGATTGCGTTTGGCAATAAACGCGCTGAAATGTGGAATGATATGAGGAACTGGTTAAAATCTGCTAGTATTCCTACCGACAGGCAGTTGAGGGCAGATTTAACTGGACCGGCTAAGAGGCCGGATTCTTCGGGTACTATTTTCCTAGAGGGGAAAAAAGAGATGAGAGCAAGAGGGTTAGCATCGCCGGACGCCGC